GGCGGGGGGGGTCTGGACTTTTTAACCCCCCCTGCCTTTACCCGGAAGGCCTCTGGCGGTGGCAGATTCGGTTGCGGTCTTGACTTTGTGGCAGGCGATGCAGATGGCCTGCAGGTTGTTGTCGTCTTCGGTTCCGCCGGCTGACTTGGCGACTATGTGGTCCACTTGTCTGGCCGGCGTTACCTGGCCGGCTTTGAGGCAGGGCTGGCATAGGCCTTTGTCTCGGACCATGATTCTTATCCTGGCCTTGTCCCACCTGGCGCCGTAGCCGCGTTGCTGGCGAGTTCCGCGGGATGGATCGGCGAATGTGCCGATCTTGCGGTCTGCCTGGTGTGACTGGCAGTAGCCTGACCCGTCGCTCACAAGAGCACTGCAACCCGGGTGGCGGCATGGCCTTGGTGCTGCTACCGGCATGACGTCGAGCACCCACAAAAAAAGCCCGGAACCGGGCTGGTTCGGGCTTTCGTCGCAACTTTGGCGTGTATCGGTTTCGACTCTATAACGGACACGGTATGGGCGTCAAGCATTCACGCGGATAACACCAGGCCTGATGCCTTGAAGGCGTCGTCGACGGCCATCTGGGCTTTTGTTTCCAGCTCGTCGAGACGATGGCGCATGGCGTGGTAGTGCTCGCTGAGCGTCTTGCGATTGAGCTTGTAGCGATCGGCCAGTGCGCTGAACTCCACGGCCACGCCGAAATACTTGGCGACTAGGTCGCGACGGCAGCGCACGTTCGATGTCCCGGCCGGAACGCACCTGTCGGCCAGCTGCTCGATTGCTTCCCACCAGATCGCTGTCGGCTTGTCCCCGCCGCAGCATGGGCAAGTCTCACGCCTTGTAGCGAACCGCGCGACGATGGCCGCGCGCTCGAGTGGCTTCAGGCGCCAGACCTCAGCGAGCACCATGCCGGCCTGCCCTGCCCCATCCATGCCGACCAGTCCCTTGCCAGACCCAGCGTCACGCCGCTGCAGCTTGCCGAGCACGCTTTCCCCGTATTGCTCGGTTGAGTAGCCGAACGCGAACTTGATCGCGTTGCGGGTCGATTCGAACAGCGGCTCATCCATTTGCCTTCTCCTGTGCCGACGCATGCGCCCTTGCCGCTTCGCGCATGCGGGCCTCCGATCCTCGGCAGATCAGGTTCCATGCCACCACCCATGCCGATAGGTCGGCCAGCCAGCGCGACCAACACGCCAGCATGGCGGCATCCTTGCGGCCGGTCGCCGCCATGATTTCTCCCTCCCTCCGAAACGTACCGTCCGCCCGCAGGTACTCGAGCACCGCAAGCGTTGCCCCGTGCTGTCGCATCACGACAATCGCCTCCGCCCGCTGTTTGGCAGGCAGACACGCTCGGCGACTGATTGCCGCGAGTTGAGCGCCAAGACGCAAGCATCCGCACGCGCCGATTTGAGATTGCGCCATCATCATCGTCGCTCCGTCCCTTGCAAAAACTCGATCTCATCGTCCGTCAGCGCCATCTGCCCTGCGGCCATCCTCTCGGACTCCTCGCGCGACACGCAGCAGCCCTCTTCGATGATCGCCGCGCGCTCCTCGAACGCCTCGCGCCGCTCGTCTGAAATTTTTTCTTGCCTCACGCCCGCAGCTCCTGAGCGTTCGCCGCCACAAACCGAGCCATAACCGCCAGGCTATTGGCCCGTATCGCATCCAGCCGCCTATTCGGCTGCGTGTCCGCCCATTCTCGCAACGTCTCGACAACACCGTCGATCTGGCTGGCCACGTGCATTGCCCTGTCCGACTCGGCCATGCCCCCGCGCAGCATCAGCGAGCACCGTCTAGCTGTGCGCGCCGCGCCGATTATGTGCGGCCTGGCTGGCGTAACCGACCGATTGCCGCCGATCACGATTGCCGTCTCGCGCATCTGGTCGGCGAGACGGTCTAGGCGCTCCGCAATCGCTGCGTATTTTCGAGTGGTCATTTTCCAGCCTCCGGTTTGTTAGCCCCTATGCGCCCGGCTCCTTCATGAAAGCAACCCAATGAGTTTTCTGCTGCTTACCGCTTTTGTGGCCGAACAAAGGGCGCTCTGGAGTCATCGCCAAAATGCGTGATAGCGGGATCTCGACGTCGCACCACTTGAAGATCATCACCCCATCTGGTCGCAGCACGCGGAAGCACTCTGCGAAACCACGGCGCAACATTGTTTGCCAGTCCCCCTTTAGCGTTCCGTACTTCAAACCAATCCATCCTGTTGACCCGTTACGCTCGAAGTGCGGAGGATCAAACACTACAAGAGCAAACGTATTATCAGCGAACGGAAGATCGGTGAAGTCTGCCACGTGGTCAGGGTCAATCACCAGTTCTCGGCTCCCGCCCTTACTGGAAATATCAGGAAGTGTGTGCCGCTCGCGCCGACTGTCCACAAACACGGCGCGGCTGTCATGGCGGTCAAACCAAAACATCCGGCTGCCACAGCAGGCGTCTAGCACTGGCTTCGCTATCTCTATGTGCTTTTTCGTTGTCATCTCGCCACCTCCGTAGATTTCCGATACTCCGCTGACACGTCCGCCGTCAGCCGTTGGCATGCTTCGTCTCCGCGCGATCTCTTCACGCGCCCGTAGTATTCCTGTCTCTGCGCTCTTGGCCACCTCATCACCGTCCGCGCCTCACAAGCTGCCCTGTGCGCTTCGCTGTGCGTGCAATCGGGCTTGTCGCATGGGTGATGGCCGCACATAGCAGCGACTAGAACGTCGTCGGTTTTTCAACTGAGCGAGTAAGCGCCATTAGGCCGGTTTGCAAGTCAGTAGCGCCGACGCTTGCCCACCGCTGGTCAATTCCTTCAGTTTTGCGCAGCTTATCGACCAACTCGCCAAGCTCAACGCCTCGCGCTTTGATTTCGTTCATCAGCGCTGCTTCCGCTTCGTTCAATTGACGGTATCCGGTAATTTTTGGTTGTACGAAAGTTTCCATTTTTCAGTCCTTGGTTAGTTGTGGGCGGCTACTTGGTAGCCCATTAGCTGCTGCAAATGGTTTGGCCTTTCTCCTTGCGGATGAATGCCGATATTCGCCTCAAGGCCATCAAGGCTTACTGTTGCGCCGTTGTAATCAAGCCCTGGCGCAAGGCCCATAAACTGCATTGGAACGCCGCAATCTGTGCAGTGGATGCGAATTTCAGCCATGAATCTTCCTTTGTCCTCGATGCGAGCTATCCGCACATCAGCTTTGAAGTTTTTGTGATCGCACATCACGCCGCCACCCCCAACTCAGCCAGCCGCTTCTGCATCGCACAAGCCTTGCAGCCATCCGGTAGCGCCCGGTCGTGAGCGAGCATGTCGGCCATTTCCGCGGCGAGCGCGGATAGGTCGTCGATACGCTGCGCAGCCTCGAATATCGCAGCGTTTGCAATTCCGTCATCGCTCTCAATTTGCGCCGAGAGTGCGCGCATCGCGCTGGCGAGCGTTTTTGTGTCCGTCGCTCGCATCACGCCGCGGCCCTTTCTCCATTCGCCCGCACGTACCACGCCGGACGCACGAAATTCTGTGCCGCGGAGCTCCAGACGTATTGAAGATTCAGAGCCTTGTCGCACACCCCGTCCGCGACATGCTTCTCGACGATCGCCTTGAAGCGCGGATCGACCTTCGACTCCTTGACGATCAGATCCCATGCGTTTTGCGACTGCGGGCGCTTGGCCCAAAGCAGCGGGTCGAGCCCGGAATTCTCGATAGGCTTCAGGCTCATTTGCTTTTCTCCTCGCGTCCTCGCAGCTTCGCCATCATTTCGGCCATCACCTGCTTTGCGTGCGCCTCAGTGTGCGTCGCCCCCGGCGCCGGAAGTGCTGGCGCCCGTTTCGGTATCGCCGGCCATTCGCCTTTGGCCATCTGCGCAACAAACGCCCGGCGCCAAAGCGGCTCAAGATCACGCGTCGATCTGTTCAGCAACTCGTAGGACCCGACTTGCGCGGCCGCCCAATAGATCGCTGGATGGCTCCATGTGTCGCTGTCGCTTGCCCTACGTTGCATCTGCTCGATTGCCTCAAGCAGCGCCGCCGAGTGGTCAAGCTGTGGCCGGCACAGCGCCCGGAAGTCGGCAACGCCTGGCGGAAATCGCGAGTCCTTGCAGGCGTCGAGCCCTCGCGCAATCTCAGCGCCGCTCATGTCAGCAAGGTCCGTTGCCCAGGTTGCCGCCATTCGATGGACCGGGAGCGATCCGAACTTCTGCGCCCACTGGTCGCCATAGCGGTCTTCCATGCGCTCGAAAATCCGCCGCACCCACGCATCAGGCAACGCGCTCCGACTCGCCGGTGATGTCTCGCTCTTCACTGCTCTGATTTCGTTCGTCGCCATATCGCTGGTTCCAGTAGCTGTTGATTCGGGTTTGTCGCGTGCTGCCGTTGATCTTCGGTTGCTGCTGCGCTGGCCCTGCCCTGGCCCTGCTGTTTTCCAGCCACTCGGCTTTGAACCCAACCGGCCGTTGAAATCGAAGCCTTCCGGCTTGCTGCGTGGCGTAATGTTTTTAGGTTTACAGGTTCTTGATGGTTCACTGGTGGTTCCGTAGCCCGTTTTCGGGCCTGCTTCATGTCCGTTTTCGGGCCTGCTTATGTCCGTTTTCGGGCCTGCTTCAGTTTCAAGGTGTCCCGTTTTCGGGCCTTCTTCCACCGCCTCTTCTGTCCGTTTTTGGGCCTGCTTAGTTAGCCCGTTTTTGGGCCTGCTTAGTGCATACACAACAACCGATCCGGTCGCCCCTTTTTTCATGCCACTGGCACAAATAAAGCCAGAAGTTTTTAGCCGCCCTAGATTTTCTTGAACGGTTTTTCTGTTCTGGCTTGTGTCCTCAACGATGGAGGAAATAGACGGCCAGCATAGCCAATCGTCATTGCACCTGTTTGCCATGACGACCAAAACGAACTTTTCAGACGACCGCTCGATGTCCTGAGCAAGCGCCCAATTGATCGCCTCAATGCTCACTAGGCACCACCAACAATCGCCAGGACCTCGACAGAAAGCGCCCCTCCGCACATCGGAGCGCCTATCTCAATCGAGATGCGCTCAATCTGCCGGTCGTTGTCGTACAGCACGCCCTGCAGCGCGTCGCAGGCGACTTTGATGCAGTTGTCCAGGTCCATGCGTGTCCTGCTCGCCTTGCCGGCCAT